TATTCTTCTATCCTATATTGGCTAACGGGATAATTTTCATGTAGCCATTCGATTAGTCCTTCTTCATAAGGAAGAAAAACTGTACGAGCTTTGTTGGTTATGTAGAGTATCATTTTAATTTAACATTCATTTTTTTCAAAATAGTTTCAGCATAGGTGCCACCACCTTGTTTATAAACATTATTAACTTCTTTGGCACATTCACGTACAATCAATTCATAAAACTTTTCTAGTTCTTTATCGTAGTTACTGGACCAATCAATGTTGCCCGGACCAGGTCCATGTGATTCATTAGCCCAAGTAACAAAGCCAGCTTGTTTGGCAATATCTTTAATTTTTTTATTCATCAATCAGCCTCCCTAATAATTTACTTATGCCGTAAACCAATCCATATCATCTTTCAATTCAATAGATTCATCTCCGTCATATTCGTTTATTCTAAACATTGCACCTTCAGGTATCCATGCTACTTTCAATTCCCACATACCACCTTCGTATATGTTAGGATATTTTAAGGTAACATATGTTTTCAATTCATCAAACTTATCTTCCTCTACCAACTGTACGATGGCAGGATCAAACAATAATTCAGGCTGATTTCTATTCCAAGTATACCATCCTGAACCATAGTCGGGGCTATACAATACAGCAACCATTCCATCTCTAACTAATTTGTTCATTTTATCTCCATGCGTTAACTAAACCAATTAAACAAGTAACCATTGACACTACATTGACTACTATTTGTGGACTATTTTTTACACGACTAGCCCAAGACAAAAACGCAACAGTACCTAATGTAAATGCTACAATATTGTAGGGATAAACACTAGGACCTATTGAGTTAAAAACATGCCCGATAATTACAAAGAATGCGCCTGACCATTGTAGGATATCGTTTAATTTCATTTTACTCCAAAATGTTCTGACAACCATTGTCTTGTGTGGAACCGTGCTATCAATTGATGACCACCCGGATCTAACACATTCATACATTCCTTCACAATCAATTCGGCAAACTTTTCAATAGCCTTACGGTCATACTCATCCATTTCATCCCAGCATCCTTGTGCAGTTAGTCCTGCATGATACATCAAATCTTCAATTTTTTGATTCATTACTTTACTCCAAATGTGTTTAATGCTGGTTGCAATGTGTTAATCAATTCTGTCTCACGTGCGTGAGCAGGACGCTTACCACGAATAACTTCCAACTTACCAAATATAAAACGTTCAGCACCTCGCTCACGCAAGGCACGACTCAAACCCCAGTTTTTGTTCTCGGTCATAGCCCGTTGCATATGTTTTTGCATACGACGGCGTAGTGTCAAAAATACATTGCCTTTGAATGACAATGCAGTCAAGCCGATGTAGTACTCAAGTGTTACAGTATCTTGGATAAAGTAAATCACTTGATTTCTATCTGTTCTACGCTTACGGACGATTTTTGAGTTCATAGATGAATTATACATCAAAGCCCATTTATTGTCAAATATTGGCAAAAATCGCTAGAAGTGTATCAGTATGAGTTCCTGAATCCTCTAGCGATTTTGAAGCCCCTGAGGGGCAAAAATGAGTACTTTTGTTTGCAGAAAATGTAGTACTTTAGTGTACTACTTCCCCTACACTTGTATTCATATAAGTTTTGATTTCTTTGTTTAAGTCTTTTTGAGTATATCCCAAATCGGCTAATTCTTGTATTAATGCTACAAATAACCCGTGAGTGGCAATACCCGGAATATAATCTGGATCATCATTATCATTTTCAAATTCTTCTAATAATGGTAATAATGTCTCATATATAAAATCACAAGCTAATAATGCGCTATTTTCTATTTGTTCTACTTCTTCACTAGTACTAACCATTTTAACTTCTTTTGCCATATTATTCACCTGATGTTTTAGTATATTCGTAGTTAATGGTTTCTATATTCTCACGGAATATAATAGCACCATTTTTTAAATGAAATCTTCTTGCCATTTCTGTTTTAGGACTTAATGTCACAAATCTATTTACACTTGGATATTGCTCCTGAATACCTTTTACCGCTTGTATTAATAAATCACGGCCTTTACCGGCTTTATAACTCCAAATAGTATAGAATACTGCTGTAGTCGGAACTTCGGATACATTAGATAAATCGTCTACTCCGGCTGGAACAAAATCATGGAAACTAACACATACCATTGCATCTGGATCGTCATCATTACTAGATAATGCCGCCACCATTCTACCATTACTTACTCTAAAATCAGTAGATATTTCAGGACGTACCGGGTCGTCTTTAATGAAAGTTAATAGTTTGTGTGTTAGGTCTGTTATAAAGTGTAGCATGGTATGGTGTTCTCTTTTGTGTATTTATACTATATGGTAAATATACGAGTATTTAGTTTACCCACTAAATATTATCATGTCAGAAATATTACAATGGTCAACTGGTTTAAATGGGTATAAAAAACATACCCTACATGATAATCATTTTACTACAGAACTTACCGAATGTCAATATGAACTGGGCAGAAATGTGAATGATATTTTCTATGACCATTTAGTTGATCGCCCAAATAGTCCGATTGAATTACTATATAGTGGTGGGTTAGATAGTGAAATAGTTCTTATGTCTTTACTGAAGAATAAGATACCGGTAGAAGCGATGACAATGGTAATCACTATTAAAGGTGCAATACTTAATGTAGTAGACCTTTATTATTCTGAAAAGTTCTGCAGGGAGAACAATGTAAAACAAAATCTTTTTTACTTTGATGCGATTGACTTTTATGAAGGCGACAAGTATTTAGAATATCTATTACCATATAGTATAACAGAACCACATGTGGCTAGTCATTTTTGGTTAATTGAGCAATGTCATAACTACCCAATTATTGGTGGAGATTGGCCTTGGTTACAAGCAAAGAAAAAAGTATTATCACCCTTTAAGTTGGCATTCAGTAGTTACGAGAGATTTATGGAATCAAAGGGTATATCCGGCATAGGTAATATGATAAGCCATAGCTTTGAATCAAGTTATTACTTTATTGAACAACATTTAAAAGAACACGAATTGGGTAATGACAAATTTCATACAGTACCATTTTTAAAACATAAAATGTATGGCATAAAAGAACCCAGAATCAAAAGCTACGGATGGGAAGATTGTCCTACTCAACTTTTCAATATCAACAAATATAAGTTTGAGTTATTAAAACGACTGGGTTCTATTAAATCTACCATTGAATGGGGAGATAAAATCAAGTTACTAATAGACTCAACTGAAAAATCAAACTCGCTATTTGTTTAATAAATAAACTATGGAAGATATTTTTGACGCACCGTTTGATTCAATGAAAAATCCATATGAATCATTTTATCATGGATTAGTTAATAGCAAGATTTGGTTATGCCAAGAACTTGAAGGTATAATGTACAAACAAAAAATAGATTGTCCTGCATTACATATACTAGCATGTTGGGATAACTTATTAGCATTTATGTTATTAACTAGAAAGCCTAAGTTCTATGGAGTTGTGCATGGCTATGATATAGATGAAGGCGCCATTCATTCAGCTAATCAAATAACAAATACTTGGATACATGATTATCCAAAAGTATATAATCATGTGTTAGATATTAATGCGACTGATTTTTCTTCAGCCGGGGAAGAATCTATTTTTATAAACTGTAGTGTAGACCAGTTAGAGAGTACTAGATGGTTTGATTCTATCCCTAAAGGGAGATTAGTATGTATTCAGGCAACTGATATAGAAGAAGGTAATGATCCGTGGTTAGTTAAACAAACTACAAAAGATATAACTGAGTTACAAGAACGTTTCCCATTAACTGATGTACTTTATAAAGGTACTAGAGAAATATATTATAGCACCTTCAGTTACAATCGATTTATGTTAATCGGTATTAAGTAACATCCTTCATATAGTACAACTTACTATATAATCCTAATGTACCCTGATACGGATCACCGTCATTGAAGGCGGAACCATAGGCTGCTTTCAAATAATCCATAGCATTTGTAAAGTTATGAACTGATTTCCATTTATATTCTTTTGCTTCTTTTATTAAGTTTTGGAATATAAGTTCTCTACCATTATTCTTGTACTTACTTTTACCATTCTGAATGCCTAGATTAACATTCCAGGCTGCTCCTCTTCCGGATGCAATACAGAAATCATCGTAATATTGACTATGGCTGTTTCCGCAATATTCTTTTAAAAACTCATTAGTGATACTACTTGGTTTTTTAATAAGTATGTTGTCAGTAATAGTAAAAGGAGTTTCGCTAGGTGATACAAACTTACTATTAAGTAATGGATCGATTTGAATAGTACTATATTCTGCGCCACCGTATGTCTTTTCAATATGATTTAACGTCATCCAACTTTGTTTTAAATGTAGTTTAGGCATATCAGGTGCATAATAGAACAACTCAATATTTGGAATGTCAGTGATAAATGTTTCTAATGTCTTATCAATAATACCAGAATAATATTTTTCATCCTCTAGCACGATTCTAGGTTTATCTACACCTAGAATAATACCATGATTAGGTTCATCGGCATGCATGATTTTCTTAACATAATAACTAAAGTTAGTAGGCTGAAAATAACCATGCACCAATGCGGTTGCAGGTTTCTCTAACCAATCATCTGTGAAATAGTTGTCAAACTCTTCCGGTCCAACATCAACAGTGGTAACTTTAGTATTTGGATACTTACGTAAGAAGTTATGCACATGCGGATATATCAATCTAATCAGCTCATCTTGTCGCATATGATTTGTTTTTAAATTTAATAATACAATCTCATCTAACGGGATATCAAAATGATAAAAGCATTTGAGAATATGATGACTATCACGTCCTGCACTATAGAACAAACTTATCTTTTTATATTTCTGACGAAGGTTAATACATCTTTCATAGCATAGCTCATCCCATGTTTCTTTTGGTTCTTTTGTCCAATCTACAGTATCATACTCTGTTTCATAAAAATAAAACTTAGGCTTTACTCCTGCCGCAACTGCGGCTCGCCATGCGTCAAACTGACTAGATGTTCTTTCTCCGTTAACGGTCCAGTGTGGTAGATAATGTTGTGTCATTGTTTTCCTGAAAACTGTTTAACCATGCGTACAATATCATTAGTTGATAAGAATACTGGATGTGAACTATTAGCTTCTAGTTTTTGAATAACATCTGTATCTTTGCCGCATGTGTGTATTGCTTTAATAATAATATTACGTGTATCTTTATCTAGTGATGGTTGAACACTAAGTATTAATCCTAATCCAATGGGTGACTTAGCTAACTTGTTACTATAAGTTCCTACATTAGAATGGTTAAACTTAGTAGCATATGCTTTATCAAATGTACTTGTCATAATCTGTATTCTATTAGCTTCTACTAACGGTCGTGCTCCTATGAATGTATCTACGAACATATCTAAGTTACCATTAACTACATCAGTTAAACCTTGCACACTAGTTTTATACGGCACTACTTGAAACTGTACGTTCATTTCTTTAAAAATAGTATCTGATAAAAATGTACCTGAAGCTGACGGAGAACCTATATTAAGCATTCTTCCTTTACTATCAGCAACCAATTCATCAAGTGATTTATATTTTCCGGCTTTAGCTACAAATACTAGTGGAGTAGAGTTCATATATACTAATGGATTAATATCTTCAAGTAAATCTACTCCGGGGAACTTACTTAGAGTGTTTAGCCCAAAGTTACCCATAAGCAAATGAGTTGTGTTGTCTGTATCTTGTGCGGCTTGTAATGCTTTAAGTGCTACTAAGCCTTCTGCTCCGGGCCTGTAATCCTTAAGAACATTGATATTTTGTTTCTTTAAACAAGGTGCATACGTTTCAATACTTACGTCTGATCCAGATCCAGGGCCAGATGATAGTATAAACTTAAATGTGTGTGATTGGGCATTTGCTATTCCAAATGCCAATAAGAATAGTGCTAATAGTTTTTTCATCTAACTATTTATATAGAGATAAAGCTCACTTTAGATTTCCTAGTAGCGAATTAGTACGTCAAGCCAGCAGCCGGCTACACCACGGTAACGAGTACCGGTCCTAAGGTGATTTCTTACCAGAATGAAGTACTTTCATTCAGTTCATGTTTATCAAATCTTGCCAATCTCTTTAAGAAATCATTTGTCTTTTCAGTAATGATGCCTGTTAACTGATATGTAACTCTTGGATTGTGTCCTGCATTTGCAGTAGAGTGTGGGATGTTTTGCCAATCAAATGTTGTTACGTCTCCGGCACGCCATTGTTGATGATTGTAGTTACCATAACTCCAGAAATGACCTTGTTCCCAATCAGTCAATGCAACTTGTATACGCATTATCATCCACGGCGAATCAGGTGCCCACTTCTCTAGTTTATCTAAATGTAGATTCCATACTTCACCGGGCATCTGCACATGAATGCGTTCCATACAATCACCTAATGCAAACAACTCAGTAATCTTTTTTAAGTTAGGTGTTATATTCCAGTTCAAATGTGTGATTTGATGGTCTTTGCCGTAACCAAAACGTTCTAAATCATAATCTTCACTTGCTAGTTCTGCTTCTGGTCTAGATTTACCTATCTTGCCGCGTGTACGCCATGTGGCTGGCTTAGCAGTTGCTACGGCATGTTTAACATCTTCACTATAGTCGGCAGTGATTTTACCTAGTTTGATTACTTTGTCAACCTGTGTATCGTTTTTAAAGTTATCAAAATGATACTTACTTTTCTTTTTACTTTGTTCCCAACTGCTTATCATATTACGGTTACCCTTACGTCTGATGCCCCGTAATCTTGATAATACTCATTCGGTGGCAGTTCTATATTTAGCATCTTACAGAGCATGTGATTAGTTAATGGAACTCTGCTTGGATACTTGTATGTTGCTTTAATAATGCCCTTATTCTGTTCTTTAATCTTAGTTGCCATTACTTTTAAGTTCTGATAGTATTCACTGTAGTCAGGGTACGTGATATCAAAATGACCGCACTTAACCCACCATCCTAAACAAGCATCATCAGGACGATGAACTAGTATCAACGGACAATCAGGCCATGTTTCTTTGATATAATCAATGTGATTACTGAATACATGTGACTTGATGATACGAACACCTTCACTAGTGAATGCTTCATCAAAGTCACGTTCCAATGTTTCTTTATCATACATAGGTAGACGATGGAATAGTTTGCCAAACTCCATGCCAGGATCATAGTATGCACCCAAATGCATTAGTTCATTTTTACCAGATGCATCATGGTAGTATGTTCTACTGTCACTATAATCAGATTGGTCTATGTCTGGGCTATAGTAAATGTTCTTTACTACACTACTCCACTTACTGCCAGGGGCTCCGGCGACAAATATATACTTCAAGGGGTAACTTTCTTTGCTATCTGAATCCAATCTCTACGTAATAGTGCCATACTAGCATGGACACCTTCCGGAGAATGTTCTTTAGTAGTTATGAACATTAAGTTCTCATCGAATTTTTCTTTTGCTTCTTTGCTACGGATAGCAGGCACAAAGTTTTCGTGATACCATTTCTGTATCTCAGGACTTGTTCCTTTTGGTAACACTAAGTTCCAGCAACCATATAAGTTTAGTCCCGGAGCATACTTACTCATTAATGGGGCAGACTCTAATCCCTTCAATGGTACTTCACTTGCTAGACCAATAAGTTTTAGTTTACCTGCTTTAACGTGCGGATAACCTACACCAACTGGGGTAACTGCAAACTCAGCGTGACCGCCCATAACATCTAACAAAGCTTGCGCTGGACCTTTGTACATAGCTGTTTGAACTCTATCACCACCGGGTACATTTAGTTTGGTAGTTAGATATTCAACTGCTAACTTATGTCCACCGCCACCGATAGCAAAGTTAATAGGACGTTTCTTTTCACGTATCTCTCTAATCAAGTCTTCCGGTGTATTGACTTTGCTATTAGGATTAGCCCAGAATGCTAATGGGCTACGTGCGATATTAGCGACTGGTTCAAAGTCATATATGTTATATTTTAACATTTGAGGAAACCATACTTCAGCAGTAATCCATTGACTATTGCAAGCAGGAACTGCTACTGTATGCCCATCTGTAGGTAATGTAGCAAAATGATTCATTGCAATATTACCATCTGCCCCTGCACGATGTTCTCTTTTAAAGGTTACTCCTGTCTTATTACTCACTATATCGGCTACAAAGAAAAATGATATCTCATTTCCTGCCCCCGGGCCGTTAGGGAATATAACTGTTATGGGTTTTGTTGGTTGCCAAGC